GCGATATATGTCAGCTTCATTAGATTCTAATGCAACTGGTAGTAATGTAGCAGTTAGTAGTAGTGTAGTTGTTTCTTTGATTGATGATTCTTCTTTAAATGCAAATGGTACTGTGGGAGATTCGGGACGTGTTTATAATATTGTATCAGGATCAATTGATGGTGGTGTACATAATTCTACGGCACCAATTTATTATGGATTAGCATATCCTGACTTTGGTACATTGGTATTGGACGGTAAAATGTTAGATCAACAATTAAATTATCAGACTAACACCGGATCTAGTTCGGAAGGAAATAATCATTTCCGTTTATTCCATTCAGTATCAGGATCTTCTTTAATAACAAACCCAGCAACTAGTGATCCATTTGGATTCTTAGCAAGAAATTCTGAAAAAGTAACTAGTACACATTATTTTGTAAGAATAAAAAATGCAGATTATAATTTCTCAAATAATCCGTCATATGTAACTGGTAGTGATGGTCAAATTGCTCAGAGCACATTTATTGGTGATCCAAAAGTATATATTACAACCGTTGGATTATATAATGACGCTCAAGAATTATTAGCAGTGTCTAAATTATCTAAGCCATTACTGAAATCATTCCAGAGTGAAGCATTGATTAGAGTAAAATTAGATTTTTAATATTTCAATACGTATTTTAGCCTCGTTATATTTATATTAAATGTAACGAGGTTTTACTATTATGTCGGAAACGCAAATAAACAATGAAGATATATCTGAGGGATTGTACCCAACCGTATTTAAAAAAATAGATTCAACAGATATTCAGATTAATCCATTTCAAGCACATAAAACATTTACTGTTTATAGTGGAAGTGCTACTAGTAGTATGTTACCACTACAAGGAGTTTATATCAATCCAGCATATTTACCAGCATTAGAAACAACGTTGGTATATAATGACGCATCAAATATTGACGGCAGTTTACAAAGTGTTACTTATTTCTCAGTTAATCATTTATTTTATAAGAATAAAAATCAACCGTATTATAATTTTGGTCAAACTAATTTAAATTTAACTAAAAAATTCTTATATGAAACTGCTAGTATATTTTCATTCCCGCAACTTAAAATAGGCGAAGGTATAAAATTAGCATCATTTGAATTAACAGTGCCAAATACAGCATCGTTTACTTCAGATCGATATGGTAATATAAATGATAGCACATTTGACACCGCATCTATTATTGACCAATTGAAACTATATGAAGGGTTTAATGAATATTTTGATACTACTCGTATTAATTATGAGTCTAGTGGAATAACATATGTTGATGGTGTTGTTGCATCTAATGGTGATACATTACCGATGGGATTAGCTGCAAAGTTCGATGGTGCTGGATATATAGAAACTGATCTTACTGGAGAATATGATAGAGATTCAGACTATGCAATTTCTATGTACATTAGTGGATCTAATACTGGTGCTGACAATCAATTAATAATTACAAAAGCGACTAGCTCTATAACTCCACAATATCCATTTAGAATTGAATTAAGCGGAAGCAATCAAATTGAATTTAGCGCACAAGGATCTCCCATATTCAGATCAATGATAACTAGTTCAGCAGATGTGTCATCGTCTTGGACTCACGTCGTTTGTCAAAAAACTGGTAGTTCAATTCAAATGTATGTCGATGGTACACTTCATGCGTCAGAAACAAATTCATTGTTTAATAATAGTAATCATCCACTTAGTGCTAGTTCTAGAATTGATAATTTAGAAAATCTAAGTATTGGTGGTTATGGTGTTGCTGATTCTAATTTGCAAGGACAATTAGATGAAATTCGAATATACAATAAAGCATTAACAGCAACGGAGGTTGGATATTTATCAGATCGAACAGAAGGCGGTACATTTTCACAAACACCAGTAGTTGGTAATATTTTTGAAAAACAAGGGTTAGGAGTAATATCCACAATAGATTATCGATATCAGAACATATTAAATTATCCATTTACTGCTTCATATAAAAGCACAGTAACAATTCATGAATTAGGCGTAACTGCAAAATTAGATCAAGGTGATTTTAATATGTCTACCAATGTTACGCTAACTAAAGATGATAATCAAACATATCGTGGATTTGTTTCTGGTAGTGATTTTTCTCCATATATAACAAGTATTGGGTTGTATAATGCAGAAGGACAATTATTAGCAATTGGTAAATTAGCACAACCAATTAAAAAAAGAAATGACGTTGATGTTAATTTCTTGATACGAATTGATTTAGACAAGAACATAATAAAATGATACGATTAAAAAACATATTATTAGAATTAAAAGATGAAGATATACAAAGATTATTAAGTAAAATTAATAACAATGAATATCGATTTTTTGATCAAGGAGATAATGGCCGAGTCTATGAAATTGATGGTGAAGACAAACTTTTTAAAATAACTAATGAATCTGATGAGTTTGACGTTGCTACGGTTATTGTGGGACGTGGTAGTGAATTTAGCACATTTATACCAATATATTATGTTGATGATGTTAAACAATTATACATAATGTCTAAAGCAAGCTCATTAAATAATAATGATGTAAATAATATTGACTTGTTCATGAATTCATATAAAGAGTATGCTCGTGAGGTAGGCGGCGAAGCTTCTGTGTTTGATTATATTAATGCAGACGGAGCACGAGACGTAGACCCTGAATTAATATCCTTTTTACGAGCGTTACAACGAGATATTAATAAAATGGGTATAATGGACCTAGATTTAGATTTAGACTTTAAAACCGATAATATAATGCGTTGGCAAGGTCGTTTAGTTTTAATAGACTGGTAAATTATACAAAAACATATTTATATAAAATGGATAATAATAAATGACTCGATTAGAAAAAATAGTAACGGAACAATTGAAGCGTGGTGATATTGGGACTGCAATTGCAGATTCTGTTTTAATATCAAAACTAAAAAATAAATTTAAACATGGTGTTACTGTGTATATGTTTATTGATAAACATGGTATAGGAAAAAAATATCCGCCATTGACCGCAGATCAAGTTATTAATGAAATTCCAAAAAATAAAGGGTATAAAAACTATTCAAATGGAGAATATATATTTGTTATTGATGATCAAAATCCTAATAGTGGAAAAAAAGAAACATTATGGGATGTTTATATAATTAATAAAAAGAAAACTTTTCCTAATGTACCTGATCAGGTATTTGATGAGTATAAAAGTGGACAATTTAATCAATCTGTTATTGTAACTTTTAAACAATATGAATTATTACTAAAAAAACAGAATGAATTAGCCGCGGCTAAAGAAAAAGCAGACGCAGAAGCAGCTGCAGTAGCAGCAGAGAAAAAGAAACCTGCAATTGAAAAAACAAAAGATATTGTGCAAAACGTTATAACGGGTACAGAAACAATCGATGTTAATAATTTAGGGAAAGGTACTCCAGATGCAAAGGCATTTCAAGAATTGTTATGGAAATATGGTAATTCCAATACTACAGTAAAAAATCAGGAAGTATATAAGAAATTTGCATTTTACCGGAATAAAGGTGCAGATGGTGGATGGGATGGTAATATCGGCGGTGGCACAGAAAAATATATAAAATTCTTATATGGAGGATTAAAAGTTAATACATATGCAGAATTAATAAAAAAAATAAGATCGAATCTAAGTCAAGTACAAACCGAATCGATAAATTATTTTAAAGGAATGGGTATGAATATAAAACTTAAAGATATATTGCGAGAACAAGGAGTCAAAAAGAAAAATGATGAATTTGACTTAGCGGGCGCTTTATCGGCAATCGATGTAGGAACTACTACAAAAACTAAAACGGTGACTTCTAAAAAAACAAACAATTTCACCGAAGATACATTTCCTGCAAATTATACCGGGAAAGGGAAAATAACATATAAAAATGGCGATACATTTACCGGTTCTTGGAAAAATCGTAAAAAATCAGGCCAAGGAATATATACATATAAAGATGGCGGTACATATACCGGTTCTTGGGAGAATGGTAAAAAATCAGGATCAGGAATATATAAAAATGCAGCAGGAAAATCATATGACGGTCCGTGGTCGAATGGCTTAAATGGTGAATTTAAAGTTACATATCCAAACGGCGATATAAGAGTTGGTACATATAGTAATAGCAAATTAAATGGCTCGGCAACATTTACAAAAAAAGGCGGAGAACCTGTCAAGGAAATGTGGAAAGATGGTAAACTACTTGGATCAAATGCGCATTATTGGACGATAGCTAAAAACTGGGTTGTTGCTGAGGGCAATTTTTGGGCTAAGGGAGGAAAAGGACCTGAAGGCCAAAAACGAAAGTTGACACATACGGGTATGTTTGATCAATATAATTACACGTGGGATGATGACGAAAGTGGTGCAAAGTCTGCATATCTAGCAAATCGTAGAATTGCATTGCAATGGCTTAAGAAAAAATTAACTGGATGTGTAGAAGTTACCGGACAAGATTATTACAGGTATATTGAAAATTGGATCTATGCGATCGCAAATGAGATTGACGATGTGTTCCAAAATGACCAAACGATTAAATTAACGAATGCCGCAGAAGGTGACACTATAACTAGAACAGTACAAGGTGAAATAGATACGTGATAAAAATATGATGGTTATGACACAATTAAAAAATATAATGGCGTTTTGGGGATTTTCAATAATATTCCCAATACTATCAATTTACATATTGTTAACAACGCTTTTTAAAAAATAATAGAAAACAAGTTACATGAAACGAAATCATTGGCATACTGCTGGAAGTAAAAAACGACAAGCAGCTTATAAATACGGTTATAAATCGGGATTAGAATTAACTGTAGCAGAACAAATAAAATCTAATGCATATGAAGTTTGTTATGAAACTGAAACACTTCATTATATAGTACCCGAATCAAAACATAAATATACTCCAGATTTCGTGTTCACTAAAAAGAATGGCGAATTAATGTACATTGAAACAAAAGGTCGATGGACTGCAGTTGATCGCAAAAAAATGAAACATGTATTAAAGTCAAATCCAGATATTGATATAAGAATAGTGTTTCAAAATCCCAATCAAAAGATATCCAAAGCCAGTAAAACAACATATGAAGCATATGCAATCAAGCTAGGTATTCCTAACGTAGCAAAAAAAGAAATACCAGTAGAATGGATGCAAGAATGCTTGAAACCAGGCGAAGAAGCACAAGATCCGAAACGTTTTTTCGAATAAGGTTTGATTTGTGAAAAAAAAATAATATATTCA